TATACTTCTGTGCTATATTGTTTGTATAGTCATCTTCGGTATGATGTCTGTGAGTAAACACAATCAATTGCACATCAATTCCTAGAGATGCAAGCTTGAAGTAATGTTCACAACTGTAGAAGAATAGGCCATCCGATGGTTTACCAGTTGCGACAATGTTTAACACTCAAATCCCCATTTCTTTTCATGACACCAGAAGCAAGTTCCACAAGCAACGGTTCCATAGTCTGTCTCGTTTGGCATCCCCACACACGAACTTGTGTATGGATATAGCTCATCCATTAAACCGTTATCTTTGTACACACCAGCCACAAATCTCTTGTTTACATTTATGTATGGGGTATATAGACCTCTTACAAAGGTCTTTCTATTATGCGGTTCATTTCTGATAGGTTCGGCTTTATCATAGAACCCATGCTTCTTCATATAATCATCAGGGGGGTTTGCAGTTGTTCCCATAACAAGACATTCGTACTTTATTTCATCCTCAATACGTGCAAGTCCTTCTCTCATTTGTAGGTTCTTAGAGGTTCCTTGAGGCATTAGTGTTTTCGCTACACCCACATCGTGTAGATCTTGAGCTTTCTTCATCCAATATGGATCTGTATGATCAAAGGTAAATGATTGATTTTCTAGTATGTTATGATCAGGAAATCTATCTTTCATCCACTCAATAGTGTCAAATGCACACTCCGCATCAAACTTGGCATAAGCATCTATCCCGATTATAGGAGACACTTTAATTTGTGGATAGTGTTTACATATTAGGAATAAAAGGGAAGCCGAATCGAGACCCCCAGATATAGACAATGCGATGTGTTTAGGAATCTTAGGAAGATCCGTAAAAAACTCTATCGTCTGGTTGGCATGTGCAATTCTCATTCAACGCTCAAATGCCCATTTCTTTTCATGACACCAGAAGCACACACCACAACCTTCCGTATACCCATCAGTTTCATCCGAGTTGCCAACACATGAGCTTGTGTATGTGTATAACGTGTCCATTAATTTGTTTTCAAAGTAAAAGCCAGATACAAACTTTTTGTCAACATTGACAAGAGGTTGGTACACTTTCCCATAATTAAACCAAGGGTCTAAATCTTTAGAGTCTCTACGTCTTTCGGCAACATCATAAAAGCCATATTTCTTCATCTCACCGATGGGTGGGTTGGCTGTCATTCCAGTGAGGAAGGTGCCTTCTGGATACTTTTCTACCATCTTCATCTCAGCATCACGTTTCATAAGAACTTTAACTAGACCAGAAAGTCCAGTACACCTATCTACCCTTGTCCCATCTGGCATTGTAACCATTTCTTCTTCACGTTTAGATGCGGCATACTTTCTCCACTCTGGATCCATAATATCAAATGTATATGTTTCATGCTCATCTATGTTAGCATTTGGAAATAACTCTCTGCAAAATGAAATAACATCTATTGCACATTCGAAGTCCATTGGGGCAGTTACGTCTTGACCAGTTACTGGTGTTATCCTAACATCTGGAAAGTGTGTGCATAGAAGATATAAAAGGCATGCAGAGTCTAGACCACCTGATACCGATAAGAGTACATGCTTTGGCGGCTTTAGATCAAGTGTTTGATTGCCATATTCGAATATCATTTCAATTCCTCATAGTAGGATTTTAATTCTGGATATACTTCGAAAACATCCGTATCATATACCTTGTCTGTTTGGATTATATAGTCTAACGCATTGACGAATGATTTCGGATCTCCCTTTTGGGATAAGCACTTGATCAAATCATGGTCGTTAGGATATTTAGCTATCAACTCTTCTTTGATGGGATCTGGTAGGTGCCTTGGGTTTAGTTCTTGAGGGTCGTCCACGATGAATGTTGTTACGTCATAACTATTCTCAGAAGCCCAAGCAAGCAACTGGTCGTGTCTCAAAACACTTAGTATACTCTGAGTGGAGAATATATCCACATGTATATTATCTTTCGCATTCATTGTAACCATATTAGAAACCACATCATTCCATTTAGAGCGTCTTCTGATATAATCGTTAAATAAGCCATAACCATCAATTGAAGCACTTACACCTAAGTTTCTAAATTTATCAACGTAATCCATAATGTTGTAGTTGCCCACACCCAATACAGACATGTTACTATTCATTTCTATTCTGATATTTTCGGAGACTCCAAGCTCTATCAACCTATCTAACATTTCGAATTGTTTCTTGATATATAGCGGTTCGCCGCCTTGAAGTATCACACATGATATTGCCATAGCTATATCATCAAAACCGTCTAACATGTCTCTAGTGTATTTCGGTTTGACATCAAGACCATTATCAAAAGAAATGTGTTTATGATAATTATAGTCTTTAACGCTACGTTCTCTTATGGAAGACGCATGGGGTTGACACATATAACAATCTAGGTTACACGTGTTACCAAACATTCGCAATTGTACTTGAAGAAGTTCTTCTAGTAAAGGGGCTTCTCCTGTGTTTATGTAATCTGTTGTAGATCTTTTAGCAGGATGTTGGAGATTCCTTGTAGCCTCTTCACGTTCAATTTGTTCTATATGGCGCATTCTATAAGAAGATCCGTAATCATTTTCTTGTTTGATGCACCTATGACACCAACGGTCAAGAACCATTTTACTTTTTTCTTCGTGAGGATTAAGAGAAGCGTCTCGCAATGTATTCATCTCACTTCCTCTATACCATTCAAGAGGGGTTGTGCTACTTACATTTGATTCTGGAGATTCTTGCCCTATACAACAAGGCGCATATTGTCCACTAGTGTGGGTGTAAATATGATCAAAGAATCTAGGACACCACCAAGTGTCGTTATCAATGATCATGGATCTATACTTCCCTTTACCAATTCTTCACTAGCCGCCTTCTCATCTGCTTCCCAACGTTTGAACATAGCTTCCATCTCTGGTGTTCTCTCTCTTGGTTCGTAGTAAGGTCTCAGTTCGGGATAAACATCAAACAAGTGCAGTTCCCACTTAGTGCCTACATATGACTCATCTTGCTTCAATAGATATTCAAATAGGTCTTGTATATCCACATCATTCTCTGGTGGCATGCTCAAAGCGTGTTGAATATCAGGAAAGTCTTTATACTTATCCATAAGATCGTTCTTGATTGCGAATGGTAGGTTGTTTACTCTCAAGTGTTTTGGCTTTTCAATCATAGCCCAATTGATCTGATGGATCTTATCGTTGTCTTTACAGTAGTCAATAACTTCATCAAAACGCATTACGCTTAAGAAAGAGATTAAAGAATTAAAGTCAACAACAACATTAGGGAATTTATTACAAATGTCGATGTTGCCTTCTAGCTCTTTCCAATCAGTTCTTCTTCGCATATACTCAATGTTTGTGCCAATACCATCAACAGATGCTACCATAGCAATGTTACCAAAGTGTGGAATATAATTAACAAACTTGTGCTTTCCAGCTTGAAGTTTTGTAAAGTTGGTTTGAAATTTGAGAAAGATGTCCTTTGAATCGCCACTCTCTATAAGCATATCAAGCAACTCATACTGTCTCTTCATAATCAAAGGTTCTCCACCAATGATCTTAATGCTTCTTATATGAGGACTAAGTTCACAGATCTGCTTAAGAATATCTTTAGATGCTCTATTCTTAAACGAATTATTAATATGGTCAATTCTTGACTTATCGGTTGGACCTGCACCCCAAATCTTTTCATTCCACACTTCTTTGTTTTTAGCCATATCCCAACGCATGGATGAATTGGCGTGGAAGCACATATGACAATCTAGGTTGCATTCAGAACCAAAGACTTTTAATTGAACTTCCAATATCCTTTCATCAATAATGTACTCACCTGTCTCCTTAAAAAACCTAGCAGTGCGTTCAATGCCATCCCAATGCTGTGGATCGTTAGTATGTATTTTCATACAATTAGTTCTGCGAGATCTACCGTATCTTCTCTCATCACTCCTACATCGCACACAAGTCTTTTCAACTGATTTAAAGTCTGAGTTGGGATCTAACATTTCTTTACGGATGTTATTCATGTAGTCGCTAGTTTCCATCCAATCAACCAACGACATCTGGTCAACCATGACTCCAGAAGGTGCACCAAAACAACATGCTTGATACTGCCCATCAATTTCCGAATACACTTGACTAAACGGAATAGAGCAAAACCAAAGGTCTTTATTCTTCGCCTGTGCTGTTATAGATATAGGGTTATTATCTAATTCCTCTTTTGTATCATCAGACACCAACTCAAACCACGCATCTGTTTCATAATCTCCGGGTAGAGACTTATCTCCAGGTCCACCTCTGGACATGTTAGTGCCTACTTCAGTATCCTTATGTTCTTCTTTACTTAAGGTAGTCATTTTACGTCCTATATCTAAACTTATACAGTATATAGTATGTTGCTAATACCCTCTCCCCTATTCTCGAAGCTGATCCTTTATTATACCCAGATTCGTCATTTTTGTCAAGTCCCTAAAATGTATAAATAGAAGAAACGTTATGAGTTATGCAGTGTTAGTGAAACTATCACGATACAATCTGTATAAATAGAAGTAACAAAACATAGCAATTTATGGGTATGATGCATGGCACAAGAAGAAACATTTACTATTGATCAGGGTGCTGATGTCGCTATTCAGCTTCACCTGATTGAACCTACGGGCGGTGCCAAGGATCTGGCTAACCACACTATAAACGCCAAGATGAAGAAGAACTTTAACTCCGACAGTGCAGATACTCAAATCTTTAGTACAGCTATAGCAACACCGTCTTCGGATGGAATACTTACGCTGTCTTTAACGAACACACAGACAGATTCTCTAAGAGCAGGCAAATATGTATATGATGTGGAGATGAGCTTTGTGGATAGCGACTCCAATGTCGTTATAGAACGTGTTCTTGAAGGACGCATTGTTGTATCTCCATCAGTAACAAGGTAGAAAATAATGGCTATTAAAGTTGGTGTGAGTGGAGCAAGGGTTACTAAAGCCATTAAAGTTGGTGCGAGCGGAGTAAGGGTTGCTAAAGTTGTCGTAGGTACTCCTGTAAAGAGGATTACTTCTGGTGCCTTTAACGTATCAAATTTAGGTGGGGTTGATACCACCGGGGCTGTCACAGGTTCTGTTTTAGTTTATGATGAAGATGTTGGTAAATTCGTTGCCAAACTCGATTTAACAGATACAAACTTTAACGGAGGCCAATACTGATGGCATCAATAATTAGAATTAAGCGCAGTGCCACGTCAGGTAATCCAGCCACGTTGGCCGCAGGCGAACTAGCCTACTCATCCTTAGCAGATAACGGTGCCAATGGTGGTGATCGTCTCTATCTAGGGCATGGAACAGAAACAAGCGGAGATGCCGCAAACCATGAGGTTATTGGTGGTAAGTTCTTTACTGATCAATTAGATCATGCTAAAGGTACGTTAACTGCTAACTCTGCATTGCTTGTAGACGCAAACAAAAAGATCAACGAATTACTTGTTGACAATCTGACAATAGATGGTAATACCATCACTGCTACAGATACTAATGGAGACATCTTCCTAGAACCGAATGGCACAGGATCTGTTGTTCTTAACTTCAATAAGATCGAAGACGTTGCTACCCCGGTTGATTCGGCTGATGCGGCGACTAAGGGCTATGTAGATTCTTATAACTCTGCGGCTTCCCTAACAATAGCAGATGGCACTGACTCAGATGAAGTCAATCTTGCTTCTGATACACTTCTTATCTCTGGTGGAACTGGATTAACATCTTCGGTTACTAACAATCAAGTAACTCTTAGACTAGACGACACATCAGTTACAGCAGGCTCATACGGTACTGCAACAGCTATTCCAGTATTCACAGTTGATGATCAAGGTCGTTTGACTTCTGCTGGAAGTAATGCTATTTCCACAACGCTAAACATTACTGGTGACAGTGCTTCTTCTGGTTCAGTTGCTCTTGGATCTGCTACCCTTGCCTTTAAAGGTATGGAAGGCATTGACATTACTACTTCTGGTGGAATTGTTACAGTTGGTGCAGAAGTTGCTACTGATACAAACCTTGGTATTGCATCTTTTGATGCTACAGACTTCGGTAATAGCAACGGTGCTATCACAGTTGCGGCATCCGTACTTGGTACGACTAACTTAAACCCAGGTGCAACAGTTACAGATCTCGCAGGTCTTACACAATTAGATGTTGACAATGTTCGTTTGAATGGTAATATTATATCAACGACTGACTCTGCCAATGGTTACATGTGGATTGATCCAGGTAATAACATGGAAGTCACTGGTAAAGTTATCATTCGTGGTGACCTACAGGTTGATGGTACGCAAACAATAATCAACTCAACAGACCTGTCTATCACAGACAAACTTGTTATTGTTGCTCAAGGCTCTGCCGATAGTGCGGCGGCAACTGGCGCTGGTATCCAAGTTGATACCGCAGGTGCATCTATCAAATATAACTCAGCTACTGCGGCTTGGGATTTTAATAGACATGTAAACCTTTTAACGGGTAATGACTTTAAAATCGATGGCATTGGGTTCGATGAACGTATAGATGACAGAATGAATAACTTGCTACTTGCAGGTGAGGCTATTGACCTTACTTACAATGATGGCGCAGGGACATTAACTATTACGGCAGAAATAGCAAGTTCATCTAATCTAGGTGTTGCTAAGTTTAATACAGATTACTTTACTGTTGATGGCGCAGGTGACGTTATTATTCACGAAGTCAATGGTGGGACGTACTAAATAGTACTATGATATAATACAATTCGCTGGGCTTTTTAGTTCGGTTTAAGCTTTCTTAAGGGTCATAATGGTCAAACTTATACATAAGAAGAGTTCTGTCAGTGGCAGAACTCCCGATAGTTCTGATTTAGAATACGGCGAATTAGCCGTAAACTACGCAGATGGGTATTTGTACTACAAAGCTTCTAACAATGAGGTTAATAGAGTACTTGACTCGGCTGTTACAGAAGCTCTTATTAATAGTAAGATCACATCCGCCCTAGTACCGGGTGCTAGAGGTGCAGTCTCGGTGACTGATAATGGTGGAGATGGGTCTCTTGGTTACAACTCATCCACAGGTGTTATCACATACCAAGGTCCTCTAAAAGCAGATGTTGTTGCTCACTTATCGGCTGGGGGAGACTTATCCTTCAACACCAGTACAGGCCAGTTTAGTGTAACAACATATAAAGATGCTGACTTTGACACACGTTTGGATACAAAGACAACAGCAAATCTTACCGAAGGTTCTAACAAGTATTATACAGAAGCAAGAGTAGACAGCGACTTTGATACAAGACTTGCTATCAAAACAACTTCAAATCTTGCTGAAGGGTCAAACCTATACTATACAAATGCTCGTGCAGATGCACGTGTTATTGCTGTTATGGATAGTGCTCAACTTGATCTACTTGCTAAAGCTTATGTCACTAAGACTGCTACACAAACCCTCACCAACAAAACATTAACCGCACCCGTCCTACAATCAATCGTATTGCGTGATAGTGCAGGGGATCAATCTACAGTACATACTCATGCATACAGTGGCATTTCCTTTAATACTGGTGCAAACTTTGGCGACTCAAACCATACTGTATATCACTTTGGTGGCGACTCGTCAAGAGACACAATCATATCTCTTGGTAAGAACGATCAGTTCAATCATGGTATTGGTGTAACTGGTGTACAGAATGCTAATGACTTTGTTATTGGCTTTGAGGGTAATGCTACAAACTTTAAGATCAAAAAGGATGTAGGTGCCAACTACGATCTATCTACTGGTACGGATATGTTCTCTATCGACTCAGAAGGTCGTGTACTTATCCCATCAAATCAAGCTTCTACTAATAAGACTAGTGGTGCTTTGGTTGTTACAGGTGGTGTTGGTGTATCGGGAGATCTTCGTGGTTCTGAGATTATCGCATCTGGTAACATACAAGCCCAAGGTAATTTCATTGGTAACCTTACTGGTCAAGTAACGGATATATCAAACCACAACACAGGTGATTTGAGCGAAGGTAGTAACAAATACTACTTGAAATCAAGAGCCGACTCAGATATAGACTCAGCATTTGATGCAAGAAGCACATCAGATCTGAGCGAAGGTGGTAATCTATACTACACAACAGCACGTGCAGACTCAGATGCTAAAAGATCTGTATCAGTAACAGACGCTGGTGGAGATGGTTCATTATCTTATAACAATACCACAGGTGTTGTCACTTATCAAGGTCCTGTTGCGGCAGATGCTAGAGCACACTTCTCAGGTGGCACAGGTGTCACACTCAATTCATCAAACGGCGTAATCTCAATTGGTCAGGATGTTAGTACATCTTCAGTTGTTACATTCGCAGGTGGATCTACAATCTCAGGTAACCTAAACGTATCTGGTAATCTTGTTGTTGGTGGTGACCAGATTAACAATCAGGTAACGGATCTTAGAGTTACCAACGCAATGATCAAGCTTGCAGACTCCAATACTGGAGATGCCGTTGATATTGGTCTTGTGGGTAGATACTCTGATGACGGCGGAACTACTATTAGAAGAGCTGGATTTATCAGGGATGCGTCTAATGGCGAGTTCTATGCTTTCGAAAATCTTATACAAGACGGATTAGATTCATCAGTACCAGATAACGTAATCAATGTAGGTCACAGTAGTTTTGAACTAGGAACGTGGAACTTCGGTGCACTTCGTGGATCTTACTTAGGATTTGACTCCGACTTCTCGGCATTCCAAAGCAACTACAGCGTTAAGACTGCTAACTATAACGCAGTCGCTGGAGATAGACTAGCAATTGACACATCAGGTGGTGCGTTTACGGTAACACTTCCTTCTAACCCCGTAACAGGGAACACTATTAGGTTTATAGATATTGCTAACTGGAACGCAACAAACTACTTAGATGTTGCTAGGAACGGTAATACTATTGAGGGTGTAGCAGACAATTTCAGATTAGATCTTGGACAAAACACCGTTGATTTTATCTTTATAAATAACACATGGAACGTATATGCGGCAATCGGACAGCGTGGCGAACAGGGACTTACTGGTGCCGCAGGTGTTAACGCAGATTCAGACACGCTTAACAGTAACGCCATAGCATATGCAATTGCTTTAGGATAATAGGATAGACAATGGGAAAACAACTTATACGTGATTATGTATTTACTCCAGGCAATGGTGGTGCAGGCACCGTCGAAATTGCGGGTACATACGCTTTAGATCAAATTCTAATTATCACAAACGTCACGGACAACGTAGTTCTTTACAACTTCGCAAGCACAGACTATGCAGGAACAACAACCACGATCACTTCAGAGAACACAGGGGCTTCTGGACATTGGCCTCACATCATGGAAAGAGAGAATGGCTACACAACCATTACTTTAGCCAAAAGTAGTGCGGGTATGGCGACAACGGATGCGCTACAAATCTTTGTAGAAGATCCACAGGGTGATGTGGTCGTAAGACCATATGCATTTGGGACAGACGCTATTGAACGTATGCGTGTATCTCTTCCAGAATCAATGATTGATGCCGACTTTGAGTACGGACTACAGCCTACTAAATGGGCTGGGTATGGTACTGTTAAGGGGTATCCTTCTGTGTATCAGAACGAAGGTATTGATATTGCAACAACGGCAGTTACGACAGACTATAATACAGGTTCGTCTTCGAACTCGTTAATTACAATTACCTTTGGATCCGCTCACGAACTTGCTGTTGGTAGTGTTGTTAATGTAACTGGCTTAAATTCTGCGGTGGCTGGTTTCTCTCGTGGTGATGGTTCATTCATTGTGGAAACAATTGTTAGCAGTACAAGGCTTAAATATTATGCACGTGGTATTGTTGGTACATCAAACGGTCAATCGTTATTCACAGAAGAAGCATTAACAAGAGTTGGTGGTATTTACGCAGGTGCATCTATTCCAGTCACTTCGGCATCATCAAATGGTGCAAACCCAAGTATTATAACTCTAAACTTTGCCAATCCACACGGACTTATTCCAGGAACAAATATTCACGCTATTGCGGCAAGTGGTACTAATAAAGAAGAGGCTTCTGGTCCGTTCTTTATCAAGTCAACCCCAAGTCTTACTTCAATAACATACACTGCACGTACTGGAGCAGTTGTTGCAAGCCCATCAAACATTACACTGTATGCTCTTTCTAACGCTACAATTCTACACAGACCGTCAGATGGTGGTGTTATTCTACAGACTAAGACACCGACATATGCGGCTTCGGTTGTTCGTGTTAGTAAACGTTATTTCCGCTATCAGTCTGGTAAGGGCTTCTTGTTCTCAACAGGTACTCTCTTAGCACCAAACTATGACGTAAGAAGCATTTCTGCGGCTGGTACTACAGTAGGGTCATTGATCACTATCGGTACAGATGAAATTGACCATGGTCTACAGCCAGGAGCTAAGATTCGTCTTGAGGGTATTGAAACGTCTGGATATGAAGGAACTTATGTAGTTGACTCTATCGTAGATGACTATGTCTATAGAGTTGCGGCTACTCAAACACTAGGTGCTACAGATCCAGTTCTTAAACGTGTATGTACAATGTATGTTACTGAGTGGCGTGGATCTGCGGTTCGTGCAGGTATGTTTGATGATGTTAACGGAATTTTCTATGAGTTTGATGGTAAACAAATTTACTGTTGTAAGCGCACTTCAACCCAACAGATCACTGGTACGATTAGTGTGACGAACAACAACAGTGAAGTTACAGGTTTAAGCACAAGACTTACAGAACAGTGTAAAGCTGGTGACAGGATCGCTATTCGTGGTATGATCCACTTTATTACTCAAGTCGCTTCTGATACTACTATGTATATTACTCCCGATTATCGTGGCATCACTGCTGGGGGTATTAAGGGGAATATGATTACTGATCACAAAGTTCCACAATCACGTTGGAACTTGGATCGAATGAATGGAACAGGTGTCCACAACCCATCACTACACACTCTAAATGTTAATAAGATGCAGATGGTTGGTTTCCAATACTCATGGTATGGTGCTGGATTCATCGACTTCATGATCAGAGGACCTGATGGTCATTGGACTATGGTTCATAGAATGAAGAACAACAACATCAATAACGAAGCATTTATGAGATCTGGTAACCTTCCAGTGAGATATTCTATTGAGAATGACTCGCCTACCACTAGCTTGACTGCTACGATCAACGCCTCTACCACTACCATTGGGGCTTTAGAACTTGGCGAGTTTGATGATAATGGTACTATTATGATTGATAACGAGATTATCAACTATACAGGTAGATCAGTAACAACAGGACCTGGAAACTTTACAGGGTGTACAAGATCCGCAACACTAACACAATATCAGCAAGGTACAACGAATAACCTTACTGCTGGTTCGGCGGCTACTCATGCTAACAAGACAGGCATTATTGAGATCTCAAACACTTGTTCTCCAACTCTATCTCACTGGGGTTCTGCCCTAGTTATTGATGGAGACTTTGACTTTGACCGTGGTTATATCTTTAACTACTCTAACTCGCATAACACTGGTTCGGACCAAATCCAGACAACTCCAATTACATCGTTTGTACTTAGACTTGCACCTTCTGTGTCTAACTCATCAGTGGGCAGACTTGGGGCTAAGGATCTTCTCAATAGATCACAGCTACTCCTCAAGCAATGTTCTGTTGTGTGTGGTCGTGGGTCATCTTCTTCGGGTGAGGTTCATATTCAAGGGATCATTAATCCTAAGAACTTCCAAGATGCTACATGGAAAGGTTTATCAGGAACGGCAGAGGGTGGACAGCCTAGCTTTGCTCAAGTTGCAAACAAAGGTAGTATCACATATACTAGTGGATCTTATGCGCTACCAGGAGAACGTATTTTCTCATTCGTTGCTGGTACAAGTAGACAAGATTCAGTTGTGTCAACACTAGACTTGGAAGACTTGAAAGAACTATCAGGTGCTCCTCTTGGGGGAGACTATAAATTCCCTGATGGTCCTGACATTCTAGCAATTAATGCTTTCTGTCTATCGGGTGATGTTAAAGCGTCTATTCAGCTTCGCTGGTCAGAAGCACAGGCTTAATAAGGGAATAAGAACTAATGGTTGTTAAACTAAGTGATCATCTAAACATCAGTCTAGGTCTACAGGCACTTGTTGACTCTGCGGCAGTTACTGCTATTATCAGAGACACTAACATTGCTATGGACTCTGGCACGATGGGTGACTTCGTTGGCACCATTAGCCCTAAAGGGTCTGATGCTGGCATTACTGTACTTAACTCAGGAACTAACGATGCTGATGTCTTACTAAGATTAGACTCGGCAGTTGCGGCTACATTAAGTGGCACTCAAACTTTTACTAACAAAAGTATTAACCTAACAAACAACTCACTGACTGGTAATATTGGTCAGTGGAACGCCGCACTCAGTGGCGGCAATTCCTTTGCAACACTTACTGGTACAGAAACTTTTACTAACAAGACGCTTACAACACCAAGCATTACTGGTATCGGTGCAATTGGCGGATCTATTACAGATATTAGTACATTCTCTCTTAGAGATACTACTGTTGCTTCATATGAACTAATACTTGCCGCTAACAGTTCTGTAAATGCAAGTGCTGATAGAACACTAACTTTCGATGTTGGCAATGCCAATAGAACATTAAGTGCATTGGGCAACTTAGCATTTGGTGGTTCGTTTACGACATCAGGTGCGTATGCAACGACACTTACTACAGGCGGAACAACTGCACTTACTTTGCCAACATCTGGTACGGTTATCTCGAAAGATGATAGCGGTGACATTTCTGGCATTAGAAACATTACTGTAACAGGTACTGTTGATGGAAGAGATGTTTCGACGGACGGTGGTAAGCTAGACAATGTGGAATCTAATGCTGATGTCACAGATGCGGCTAATGTTGGTACTGCTTTAACAGCATTCGCAACAGGTACTGATGCGGTAGGAACGGATATTATTCCTGTATTCGATGTGTCCGCTGGCACATGGGAAAAACACACCATTACCAACGCAGGTCTCGCAGGTCAAAAAGGCCAAAAGGGACAGACTGGTGGTGTAGGTGGTGATGGAACCAAGGGTCAAAAAGGCCAAGGTGGAGCTAACGGATCAAAAGGCCAAAAAGGTGAAGTTGGCGTAAAGGGTTCTACTGGTGGTGCTGGAGACAAGGGTCAAAAAGGCGAAGCTGGAACTAACGGAGCCAAGGGTCAAAAAGGCCAAACTGGAACCACGGGTCAAAAAGGCCAAAAGGGTGAAATTGGTGCTGATGGTAACGGTGCGTCTGGTGTTAAAGGCCAAAAAGGACAAACTGGAGACAAGGGTCAAAAGGGTGAAGTTGGTCAAAAGGGCGGAACTGGTACTCAAGGCCAAAAGGGTGAAGGCAACGAAGCCATTACAAACACCACGGCACCAGGTAGTGCAGTAGACGGTGACTTGTGGTGGGACGATGAAACAGGATCCCTATATATCTACTACGATGATGGTACATCTAGTCAATGGGTGCAATTTAATAATTCGGTTGTTTCTGATGGTGCTATTTCTACAGCTAAACTTGCTAGTGGTGCCGTAACTACAGCTAAACTTGCTCCTGATGCCGTAACTTCAGCTAAACTGGCTGATAACGCAGTAAATTCTGAACATTATACTAATGGTTCTATAGATGCCATTCATTTGGCATCTAATTCCGTAACCCAAGTTAAATTAGCAAATGATGCTGTTGGCTCAAATGAATTAAAATCTGTCGTATCCTTTGTTATTTACAACTCAGGCGGAACTGCACTGAAGACTCTATATGGCGCAGGAGGCGCATAATCCATGGCGGCAATTAATTTCCCATCATCGCCATCTAATGGCACGACCCACACCGCTAACAATGTCACATGGACATTTGAAAGTGCAAAAGGTGTGTGGAGAGCCACTACCTTTACCGATGCTCCGACTGGCGCAAAAGGTCAAAAGGGCGAAAAGGGCCAAAAGGGACAGACTGGCAACACTGGTGCAAAAGGCCAGAAGGGTGAGGTTGGACAAAAGGGTGCTACTGGAGCCAAGGGTCAAAAGGGTCAAAAAGGCGAAGTTGGTGGAACTGGTGGAACTGGTGCCAAAGGTCAAAAGGGCGAGATTGGTGCTACTGGAGCCAAGGGTCAAAAGGGTCAAAAAGGCGAAGTTGGCGTCACTGGCGCAAAGGGTCAAAAAGGCGAAGTTGGTGCTACTGGAGCTAAAGGTAGTACTGGTGGAACTGGTGGAACTGGTTCTAAAGGTCAAAAAGGCGAAGTTGGTGCTTTTGGTGGTGGTGAGCTTGATATCACCAACGGTGGTTTGTTCTCCAATTCTGTATCTAACTGGACTGGTGACCCAGGCACAAAAGGTAAAATCCAATATCACTCAAATAGATGGTATATTACTTCAGACCAATCTTCAAATAGAATTGTTCAGTTTAGAAGAAATGCCACCAATGTATCATATATTGCTAATGATGGTACATTTAATGGTACAGCAACGTCTGCAAACTGGTCGGATTTAGCGGAGAAATACTTAGCCGATAAAGGATATGAGCATGGAGATCTGTTGGCTGTTGGTGGCGAAAAAGAGGTAACTCTATACAAAAAGGGTATGCCTATCGCTGGTGTTATCTCTACACGTCCAGGTGTTCGAATGAACGTTAATGAAGATAACATGGAGGATCCTCTATGGCCTTTCATTGCGCTTAAAGGACGTATCCCTTGTAAGATAAATGGCACCGCCCAAAAAGGTGACTATATAGTAGCAGATGATAATGGTAAATGTAAAGCACTTCCAGCTGATACGACTGCCGCAATGCCCATGAACTTCTTGAACTTCGTGGGTGTGGCACTAGAGGATGGTGAAGGGCTAGTTGAGGTTAAAGTATAAATGCCGACCTATGCTCAAAATAACACAAGTCTACAGTCTCAGGCTGGGAGTCAATTAAGAACCTTTGATAAAACGATGACGTTTACTGTTACTGCATATGTATTACAAACGGTGTCACAGACTCTAGCAGGACCTACAGCTACAGGTAACTTTGACCAACGCTTTGAATATACAGGTGCGGCTAACTCACTTTATAATAACTATTTGGATGCTGGAATATACACAGGAAGTCGTATGTACAGTCAAGATGTTATTGACTCTATTAATAGTGTTATGCAAAGAACAGTAGACCAAATCGAGTCTCGTATCACTAATAGATCTATTTCGGCTTTACTATGTCATAGCTCTTGTCATACTAGTTGTCACACATCAAGAGGTCGTAGGTAATGGGCAATTTATCCAGAGATAGTATAGACAGCTACATGCAAACTTATGCAGGTGGTAAGTTAAGAACGTTTGACAAAACTATTACTATAACAACTACAGCATATGTGAATAACAATAACAGTGCTATGGGTGGAACGGGTACTAATACTACGACACATAGGTTTGAATATACAGGAGCGGCTAACTCTTTATTTGATAACTATATTGATGGTGGCATAGCCGCAGGCTCAAGAGCTTATTCGCAAGACATTGTAGACACATTAGAGGACGGAGTAAGAAGAACCGTAGACCTCATTGAGGGTAGGATTACTAACAAATCCATCTCCGCAACATTATGCCACTCAAGCTGTCACACCAGCTGTCATACATCAAGAGGAAGACGTTAAAATGACAATGCAACAATCATATTGTAAGCAGATGAGATACTCAGGACCTGAAAGTCTGGCTCCATCTGATGCAACAAAGTTTGATGTTCTTATTCAGATGGAAGTTCTCTCTGGATGCGAACAGGGTTGCCTTGGCTGTTTCGTTGATAAAGCAATCGATCCAGAAGTAAATCAAGCAATCATTGATCGTGCTAAGGAACTTGCTGATGGCGTATTACGTGTGGGTGGTAACCTAAGAGAGTTTGTTATCGGACCTACAGATCTATTTTCGGCTAAGAATACAAAGGAAGTCTTGACAAACCCAACTGTTCAAGCTATAATGAGAGAACATACTAATGCACGTATTGCCTCTCCTGCTAAGTTTGACAATGCGTCAATGGAAAAAGTCAGAGAGATCTTTGCTATTCTGGATGACCTAGATGCGTATAGACGTGACATGGTTATCGAATTCATTATGCCGATTGGTCGTATTAACGAGATGTTGGATGATGAAGATTACTATAACAGAGTTATGGAGAAGATAGAGTTCTTTAAGAACGAAACTCCAAAGATGATGGATTGGTCTTGGACACTACAGGCTTCTAACGTTGTCGGTAAGCAGATTGACAAAGAGAAATACAATAGGCTGATTGATCGTTCTGTAAACGACTTCGGCACTATTATGGAAATGAACCCTGCATTCGCTAGGGCACCTAATCAGATTATTCAACGTAACAACTTGTTTGCGTGGAATAGGTTCCTAGACTCAGTTATTGATGAAGATAACCGTAAAGAATCCGTTATGTCAATGGCTAATCTTTACTGTAACTCTATTAACTTTGTTGGTATAACTATTGTACCAGGAGAGAACGGACCTACAACACACTTGAATGTTATGTTGCATGAACAGGCATTTTTCTTATCTAATAAGAACCTAGATGTAACAGGATTATCTTTTGAAGAAATCTTACAGCGTAAGAATGAATTGATTACAAAAGGTATAAATAGGTCTAGTAAGGTAAAGGACTGCTCAGATTGTAAGTTTGCTATCGCATGTGCTAACAGATTAGTATTCGAAGCACAAGAAAGCTTAAACATAGATGGATGTGTATTACCAAAAGAAACATTGAAGTATTATAATCCATTCGACTTTACTTGGAATGATGATGCAACTCAATATAAAATGAAAGACGGAGCGTAACCATGATAGGTCAAAATCTATACTACTTAAACAATAGTAAGTATATCTCAACTCTTGAAAACTTAGATACAGTAATTGGTGAGTTAAACTCGTATTATCACACAGCAACCCCACGTAACATCGTTCTTGTGCATCCATCAAATGGTGCACAATTGTTGTCGGCTCAGTACGAGTCTATTGCTAATACGCTTAGAGCAAATGCCAATGATCTAATATCTTATATGGATTTCGCTGATGTTGATGATGTGGATTTCATTCAGAATAGTGATAAACGTATTGTTCTATTTTCTACTTGTGAAGATATGATTAAAGTGTTTGCAAGATATACATCTGGACTTATTACTGCATCTGGCTTCTACGATTCAAGCACTAACGTCACAGGTATGGTTGGAGCCTTCCTTGAGAAAGTTTTCTCTATGGATGCTATGCTCACTATGGTTCTTACTGACGAGACTATTAATGACGTATCAAATCATGTAGATGCATTATTCTCCACAGACTCAGATGGTGGCGCAGTAACTCCTTATACAGTGATCTATCAGAATGGTAAGAACTTTAGTTATGATCTTTTATTCTGGTTAAATGATTATCATAGTAACGCTTCTGTACAATCACTTATTAAAGAAAAGTTTACAGTACATCAGTCTACAATGGCTCAAGATGTGATGGAACACTTTACATCAAGACGACACTACTTGGCATATATCCTTTCGGTGATTGATTGGATGAATGCCAACACAGCACGTAATGCACAATATGCCACAAATAAGACAGAGTGGGTTAGGGACTGTTATATTACTAAAGCAAATGCAGGTAACTATACTGCCGCATTCTATAAACTAGAAGAGCTATGGAACCTAGTCAAAGCAGATACTGCATTCATTGCCGCACACCAAGATAAAGCAGATAGTGATGCAGACGGTTGGGAATATATGGATCTATATACAGAGTTTAAGAATGTGTTTCCTATCGTGCGCAAGGTATTGCAGAATGACTTTGACATGGACAATCTAACCGCAGATTTGAAGCTGATAAATACAGATGTGCAGTTCTTCTCTAAGAGACAAAACCGCATTCCATATCTTATCCATAAGTATCCATTGTAAGGAACATTACATTATGACAATTCCAGACGAAAGTACGTGCTATGAGCTACCCCTATCTCCACAGCACCTAGTACAGATATATAAAGATAAGAATGAACTCGAAGAGTATGTCCTTTGGGTTGACTATGCTAAAAGTAAAGAGAAACTATCAGCCCAACATATTATCATTTATTTGGCTAATACCAACTTTAAGACAACATTCTCTTCTATTGATGAGGATCTAATTAAGGCTTACATCAATTCGGACTTTATGGTAGATTGTCCGTTACTAGCTAGAATTGTTGTTCTTATTATTAAGTTTTATTATAAACACGATATTAGTGAACAAGAAAGTCAGTTGCTATACATATTCCCACCAAAGTTAATCTTTAAGTTTATTGAAGAGAATTCAGCATTGGTGGAGAGCCTCATAGATACAGTTGCATCTTCTGTTCCCTTTGCATTATCAAAACTTTATGATGGTCTCACAGATGATCAAAAAGAATTAGAAGTTAATCTTAAACAATTACTTGATGATACCAAAGTAGTGGATAAGCCAGCTATGTGCGGTCCTAATATTGCTAGGCTTCTTACAACTGGCTATGATGCACTTCTACTAATTGTAAGTAAGAGGGGGCTATCTACAGAATACAATAAACAAATATATAACGATTCACCAAAATACTTCGGTAGAGATCTATACAACGTTATGTGCGAATCTAAAATAACGGATCAAATAGTATCATTCTTCCCCGAAGATTTCATGTTGCTTGCCAATGATAACGAAACTTAATGCAACAGAAGCAGGGTACTATCGTTACATTCATGGCATAAGCCCTGTTAATACCGATTTCCTACGCACAGAGATCAACTTGGATATTCTCCATGGTTGTGATCAGATGTGTCCCGGATGCTTTATCCCAAGAAAGAACTTGACATCACCTGATCACATGGCTACTCTATACGATGAGTTGTGTAAGGGACAGTTCTATCCAGATGAAATTACTATAGGTCCAACTGACATCTTTGATGCTCAGAACTTTGATGAGGTGATGACACACCCATCGATGACAGACCTGTATGCTATAAGTGGTGTTGGATTTACATCTACACTATTACAAGACCCAAAGGTTGTCAAGCCTAAACTTGATATGATTTGGCAGATCTATCGTAACATCAATAGAATTCCCGATATCGACTTTAAGATTGTGTTAGATGTTGAGGCGTATCTTGATGATGACCTTGATCCCAACTTCCTTGAAAACATAAAGATGTTTACTATTGGATCTGTTCAGTTCAGAGTTAACTACACTCCCGATTTGTTTGAAAGAATAGGATATAATGATCTGTGTGCCAAAGTCAAGGAAGACTTTAACGCACCCATAGTCATCGCACCTTCTTTCTTGACAGACAAGAATGCACGTGGTAAGGTCAATAAGTTTCTTGATATGTTTAGGGCAGATCTGCGTAAGCAGAAGATAAATGATGAGTGGAGGAACTTATACACATTCTTTGATGCTAGGTTTAATGGATATGGCTGTCAGAACTATAGTTTCTACAACGGCAAATTATACATCAATCCATTTTTATATGACGCAATCATTCAGAGAACACCTGAGTTTCAAACTACAATGGATCAGGAATGGTTGGGCACTAACCTAGAGTATGCAAAGACAGTAGACGATTGTAAAACATGCGAATACCTAATGAGTTGCGCAGAAAGAAACATACACGTGTATATGAAGTCAAGGAAGTTGAACACTTGTGTTGCCTTGAAAGAATATATGCATGCCGCTAATTAAGAACAACTTATATTACGAGCTAACCACAGAGACGCAAACTAAACCAGTCTCAGCAGTTAAACTTCAGCTTGATATCCTAGATGGTTGTCATCACAAATGTCCAGGATGTTTTGTGCATCGCAGAGGTAATGCTAGTGATGAACATCAGATCCATAAAGCCAAAAACTTCATACGAGACATAACTGACAGAGGCATCTTAGTTGACGAGATCCTTATCGGACCTACAGACTTTCTTGCGTCTGAAAACTTCTATGAGGTCATGCCATCTCTAGTCGATATCATTAATGAGAACTCACCCATTCTTGCATTTGTTAGCACACTGATTGATGGGGATCTTCCACGATGGGTTGCTTTCATAACAAATAATATTAACATAGATACTGAGATTGAAATTGGTATCGCAACGAATGTTAACAAGTTCTTTGATGAGGAGTATGTACAGCATATTCACAAGATGTTAGAGTACATTGATAAAAACCTAGAACATGAAGTGACATATACGTTTGTGGTCAATATACGTGATTATGGCCTAGACTACGTTAAACTGCATAAAAGTGCAGTAGAACGCTTTAAAACGATATTAGACTTTGTACCGTCTGTTTCACGTTCTCACAAGCCTAAACTAATATTAGATACATTAGACAAGTTTAATGACTTCTTTAACGAGCTAAGTGCTTATAAAGAAACAGAATTAAATAACATAATGGTAGACCACTCACACGGTGGCATGAACTATACCGTACTAAACTATAAAAGGGGCGAATGGTTCATTTCGCCGTTTATGTACGAAAACATGGCATTGTACCATGAGATGTTTAAAGTGGATAACTTTGACGATGTGCTTCCTATTGTACAATCTCAGTTGGAAAGGGTCAAGGGCACAGAGTGTGAAACCTGTCCCTTGATGATGTCGTGTTATAATAGAAAGATTATCCTACTCAGAGATTACCTTGGGGTTGATCGTTGTATTGCTCCTAAGCAGAATATGATGGAACATATACATAACTATAATGCACCTGCTCAGAAGATGTATCAGTGGGATGACTATTCTGTTGAAAACGATAAGAAGGGTTACCGTAAGAGGTTCCTTGTTACAACAGATGACGATCCAGAACTAGAACGAATTAAGGACATCTCCTATGTTAAATAATAGTTGGAAAGACATTGTTAAGCACGGTGGTGTGGGAGAAGAGTTTACTTCAGTATCCTCAATGACGCAGTACAAGATCCAAGTTACTTTGGAATTACTTGAAGGGTGCTCTTATATGTGTCCTGGGTGTTTCGTTAAACGTAGAGGTAATTGGAATCCCAAGTCAATTAAGATGTTTCACAATCTGGCATACGAATTACATGGTAGAACTGATGTCGTGTTAGACGATATTGTTATCGGACCTACAGACTTCTATGGTGCAGAAAACCTAGAAGAAATCATACACAATACCAGATTATCTGATGCTATCTCTATGATACCAGAAGGTAATAGAAACATTCAACATAACTGTTCTATCATGGGGTCTCTATCGGAAGATGATATTCTAGGTAAGATCAAGGCTATCGAAAAGTCTCCTCTTGGTAAGGTTGTTGAGTCTTGGGATGTGCAGATTGCTTTAGATCTTGTGCGTGTATTAGATGATAAAAGATACAGGAAGGCACTGAGAAACAGAGTGATGAACTTCAAAGAGAGTTCGTTGGACTTTGAGATCTCTATGGCAACTAACATTGTAGATGGTATCGAAGACAGGCTATACGAAGCTATCGACTACATACGTGAAACCTACGACACGGTCATTGAAATCTTACCCTCTGTTGTCAGATCCTTTAATCATTCCACCAAGCATGGTGACAAACTATTTGCATGGAATGATATGTTGACAAACCTGTCTAGTGATGTTAATCGTTTTAAGAACAAGTTTCACTTCTTACAGGGGGATCTGTCTCACAAAGCATTTCACTATGCGGTGGTGAACATCCACAACGGCAAACTATATGCGTCACCATTCATCTATGAGAATGCTCAGATCTATAAAGATGACTTCGAGATCACGACACATACGGTAGAAGGTATCTTAAATTACAAACATCAGGTCGTTACGGATCAGATATTAAATAGTTCTAATAAAGAATGTGGTACGTGTAAGTACCTCAACGTGTGCTCCAACAGATTGATACCCAAAGTCATGGATACGATGTTTAAAGGAAGATCAGAATGTATATTAAACAAAGATGTTATTGCTCTATTCGATAACGAGGATTACCATGGGAATAGTTACTAACAATAAGAAAGAAGCTCAGGCTGATGCAGACTTTGATCTATCCTTTAACGAGGGACATGAGATAAAGATCATCTTCAACTGTGAGGTGCTATCAGGATGTGAGTTCAAATGTGTGGGTTGCTTTGTTAACAAAATGGGGTCAAACGTCGGATCCTTTGATAGGCTCAACAATGCTATTGACTTGTTCAACAATAGTGGGTATAGGGTATCCACAATCAACATCGGACCCACTGACATCTTTGGTAGCAACAACGTACTAGATCTTCTTAAGGATCCTCAGTTTAGAGATGCCTTGAGTAAGGTCACCACTATCCAGTTTGTGACCACCCTTGAGAACATCAACATGGAGGTGATTGATGAGTTGAACAGTATCCCCAAGGCAGATGGGTTCATGTACGATGCCAACGTAGCCATCAACCCCAAAAAGTTCCCCCATGGATACAAGGATATGATCGAAAACCTAAACCTATTCGATGATGATCTCAACTACTATCTTGTGATGAACATGGATAATAATGATGAGACCATCTCTAGGGTTGTGGAGTTCTCGGACATTGCTGATGATGAATTTGACACGATCCTAACACTCAACCCATCATTCCTTCGTGCACCCAAGTTCAAGGTACAGAAGCATCTGATAGACAAGTGGAAGAGATTGGGAGATTGGGTGGATGATGCTTTTCCCTCTACTATCATCGATCAGGCTCAGGGTGGATCCTTGGAACTCAACTACACGTACTGTAATGGCAACTTCTTTTGGACACCATTCGTCTATGATATCGTTAAGATCGGTACAGAGAAGTTCAAGGTCCAAGATGAGTATGATATCGAATCATGGATAAGTGCTAAAGGCGACAACTTTATGTCGCAATTAGCCTACACTGAGAACACAGATAGCTGTGTGGGATGTGCTCATATGATGAAGTGTATCGACAAGGGGGTTCAATCATATATGGAGCACCACAGTATCACCGAATGCCTATTCCCCTATCCCACATAGTTAAATCCAGTGATTGTGTTCTGAGGTGTCTTGTCGATGTAGTTGAACCACATCCTCATAATACAGTCAGGTAAATCACGTTCACGGTTCTTCCAATCCCATTGGGTGTAACATCTAAAGCCACACTTGTTGTACCACTTGCACGATAGACAACCATTCTCATCCATATAGGCTTGCATCATACCAGCATTGTCTTTGGGCTTGTACTCGGTGTTGAAGTCTCGTTGATCGTACCTATCCCATCTACAGTTGGATGTGGAGTTGTCAGGAAAGATCGTGACCTTGTTAAGAGCCAAGCAGTGCATGTGATTGCTCTCCTGATAGATCAGATCCTTGATAGGGTTGATGTCAGGATAGTTGTGATAAACAAATTTTAGGAACTCCAGATACTTGCTATCAGATGGAATCATATAGTCGTAACCACGATCAGGGATGTAATCATCGAAGTAGAAGTTGTCAAACTTGTCATAGAGGTAATGGAAGTACTCATCATCATCTGCCATGAACTTCTCAATGGAGAGAGTGGTTGCTACCATGTTGATTGATGTGATATAATCAGCAAAGTATTCTATGTTCTTGGCATATGGACCCTTGGTGGGTCTGCCATCAAAGTCATAAGAACAGATGATGAACGATGGGATGCCTATATCATTTAGATCGTCAAGTAGTTTTTGAACTCTCTCACGTTTACTAAACTGAAAGGATGTTACCCAAACCACTTTGATCTTCTGGTTGTGCTCTTCATAGATCTTCTTGACCTCAACCATGAAGTCGTAGTAGACAGGATATGCCCACTCAGATATTCGGTCTTGAAACAACTCTCCACCAAGCATGTTGATTTGGATTAGATCGGCACGGTTCTTCATCTTGATAACGTGCTCTTCAACTAAGGCAATCTTAGAGAAGATCTCAGCACGTGACAAGCCTACAGTGGACTTCTTGTCATGGTGACAGAAAGAACAGTTGAGATGGCAATTCTCAAATAGCGTCATTTCAATTTCAGCGATGTCTGGAC